GGTGGTATTGCGATTAAAGGAACAAAATTTAGAGGGGTATTTTAATGGCTACATCAGGAACAACTAGTTTCAATCTATCCATAGAAGAAATGATCGAAGAGGCTTATCAACGATGTGGTCTTGCTGTTAATTCTGGTTATGATTTAAAAAGAGCAAGAGTTCTTTGTAATTTAATATTTTCAGAATGGGGCAATAGAGGAGTTCATCTTTGGAAAGTTGAATTAAAAGTGCAAGCTTTGAGCACTGGAGTTGCTACTTATAGTGTCGCTTCTTCAGTTAGTGATGTTTTAGAAGCTTATATTTCATCAACTTCAGGAACAACAACGAGTACTCAAGATGTGTCTTTGTCAAAGATTGATAGATCAACTTACGCATCATTGCCTAATAAAGGTCAATCTGGAACACCTTCTCAATATTATGTAGATAGACAATTAACGCCTACAATTACCTTATATCAAGCACCTGATTTAAATACTTATACACATTTGAAATATTACGCTCTTGAAAGAATAGAAGATGCCGGAACTTATACTAATAATCCTGATATACCTTTTAGATTTTTACCATGTTTAGTATCTGGTCTTGCTTTTTATATATCACAATCAAAAGCACCACAAAGAACCGAACAATTAAAAATGTATTACGAGGATGAATTACAGAGAGCTTTAGTCGAGGATTCTCAAAGCGCATCTGTATTTATTTCTCCTGCAAACTATTATCCATCGGGGTCATTCTAATGGGTAGATTCGCATCAGGTAAAAGATCAATGATGAAATCTGACCGATCAGGTCAGTCTTTTCCATATCAAGAAATGATTAGAGAATGGCAAGGATCAATGGTGCATATTTCAGAATATGAACCTAAACATCCACAATTAGATCCAAAAGTTTACGGAGCTGATCCTGAAGCATTATTAAATAGTAGAAACCAAGATTTTCAAACACCTAAATTGGGAAGAGGCGCAGAACCTACAACAGTTGTGCCACCGAACACTGGTTTATTCGCAGATTCTGGTGGAGCTGGAATGGCCACAGCATTATTAGATTTACCAGGTGATTTTGCATTTTTAACAAGAGGAATGATTCCATTAAACCCTGATCAACAAGCTAATGGCAGAATAGCTTTAATAGCCGTTGGTTCAATAACTGTGAGTATAACATAATGTCTATAACTTACGCAAATTTTGTAACTCAAGTAAGAGATTACACTGAAGTGGATAGTAATGTCTTAACAGCAACTATTATTGATGGGTTTATTAGAAATACCGAATTAGATGTGGCTGGAAAAGTTGATTATGATGATTTAAGAAAATATGCCGATTCAGTATTTACTGCAAATAATAAATATTTATTGATTCCTTCAGATTTATTAGTTCCTAGAGCTTTGTTCGTAGCTACGACTGGAACATTAGCATCTGGTACAGTTGAATATATGGAAAGAAGAGATCAAACTTTTATGAGAGAGTTTAATTCATCAAATGCTAAAGGAGTACCTAAATTTTACGGTAATTGGGATGATTTTACTTTAATTGTAGCTCCAACGCCCGATCAAGCTTATCCTGTGCAATTAGAATATATAAAAGAACCACCTAATTTTAATGCAACAACTAGTACGTATTTATCAACCTATGCAGAAAATATACTATTATACGGTGTATTATCAGAGGCGTTTTCTTTTTTAAAAGGACCTATGGATATGTACAATTTATACAAAGGGAAGTATGATATAGAAGTTCAAAACTTTGCTCTTCAACAAATGGGTAGAAGACGAAGAGGTGAATACGACGATGGAGTACCGAGAATAAAAATTGATTCTCCATCACCATAATTTAAGGAGATAAAAATGGCTATAACAACAAACGCAATTGCGAATTCGTTCAAAGGACAAATCCTTAGAGCGATACACGATTTTACAGCATCGACTGGTAACACTTTTAAACTTGCATTATATCAAACAGATGCAACTTTAGGAGCGTCAACAACATCTTTTACAACTACACAACAAGTATCATCTGCAGGATATACTTCAGGTGGAAAAGCATTAGTTAAGTCTGGTGTTAAAGTATCAGGTGCTGTAGCAATAACAAATTTCAGTAACGTTTCTTTTACTGGCGTAACACTTACTGCACAAGGTGCATTAATTTATAACGACACAGCAACAGGTGATCCTGCGGTATGTGTATTAGACTTTGGCGGACCAAAAACCGCAACTGCTGGAACTTTCACAGTTCAGTTCCCAGCATTTACAACAGCGGCAGCAATTATTAGAATTGGTAACGCATAATTTTTAGGAGGCTCAGGTGGCGGACATAACAGTATCTGTATCGTCACCTGGCATCGTTCCTTTCGGTTTCAGCACATTTGGTGGTAACACTTGGGGTGGCGATGCTTTATCAGCTACTTTTTCAATAGGTGAAGTTCAATTTGTTTTTGCAAATGGTTGGGGTTCTAACCTTTGGGGACAATTTACTTACGGAATTGTAGGTGACGTTGCAGAGGTCACAGGTTCTCAAATAAATGTAACTGTAGGTAATGAAGTTGCTTTAACAGATGTAAATGTTTCTATAACCGGATCAATAATAAATTTAACTATCGGTGATGAAACTACTACAGCAGATGCAAACACAACAGTCACAGGATTAGGATTAAACACAGTAGTAGGTACTTCGGTAGGTGAACCTGGTAATTTTTCAAACGTTACCGGATCTCAAATAAATTTAGACGAAGGCTCAGTCACAACTGATTTTCAACCTAATGCAGGTTGGGGAATTGTAGGTTGGGGACTTGTTCCTTGGGGTGAAGAAGATGATGTTATTGTTCCTGTTACAGGCACAAGAATAAACACAATAGTATTTGCAGTTGATGTAAACGCGGACGGAAACGAGTCTGTTAATATTCAAGACGAAAGATTATTCTTTTTTACACCAACAGGCTCAACAACTGTTGCTGATGCAAATTTAAATGTTACAGGGTCTCGAATAAATATAACTGAAGGGTTAGCTGGAGTTGTTGTTTCTGCTAATGCAAATGTTAATGTTACAGGATCTCAGATAAATATAACACCAGGTCAAGCAGTAGGTGGAATCATTCAAGAAGTAGATGTAACAGGTTCTCAAATCAATGTTTTAATAGGTAATGAAAGTACCTCAGCAAATGCTGATGTAAACGTTACTGGATCTAGGATTAATTTAACACCGGGTGATGTTGATATTAATTTTGTATTTGACGTTACAGGGTCTCGAATAAACACCCTTATAAATGCAGTCACTGTTACAGGAGATGCTTTTGTAGAGTTAACTGGTATACGCTTGAATGTTACAGCAAGATCTGTTAATATTACGGCGTGGGCAGAAGTACAAACAGGGGCTAATAATATTTGGACTCCAGTTGACTTAGCTGCTTAAATGTATTATTTTAATTAATTAGGAGCTTAAATGGCATCAAGTTATTCAACAGACCTCAAAATTGAGTTAATGGTCACTGGCGAAAATGCTGGTACTTGGGGAGATAAAACAAACGATAATTTAAATGTAATTCAACAAGCTATTGCTGGTTATGAATCTATTGCAGTAAATGCAACTACGGGCACTACACTTGTAATGTCAAATTCACCTACTTTATCAAACGCTAGAAATGCAGTTTTAAATTTAACTGGAACATTAGCTGCAGACGTAAATGTAACAGTACCAAATTCAATTGAAAAAACTTATTTAGTAAACAATCAAGTAACTCACGGTATTTATACTTTAACTTTTAAAACAGCATCAGGAACTGGAGTTAAATTAGCACAAGGTAATCGTTATGTTTTTTATTCTGATGGAACAAATATAAATTTAGTTTCTATGGAACAAAGATGGAGAACTGTTTCTGCAGCAGCAACAGTTCAACCAGGTGCAGGAATTATAGCACAAACTAATACAACTTCTTTTACAGTGACATTACCAGCCTCTCCAGCAACAGGGGATTTTGTATCTTTTATTGATGGTAAATATACTTTTGATACTAAACCTTTGACAGTTGGAAGAAATGGTAGTAATATAGCTAACGCTGCAGCTGATTTAGTTATAAACACAGAAGGTGCTGGATTTACTTTAGTGTATTCAGGTGACGGAACAGTTGGTTGGACATATAGGGATAAATAATTATGGCAAATTACGAAGCAACAAGATACGATTTTGATGGTGCAAATTTAACGGGTATTGAAGGCGTTAATACTGGAATAGTTGTACCTTGGGGCTCAGCTTCAGTTCCATCTGGGTTTTTATTATGTGATGGTACATCTTATTCAACATCAACTTATGCTGCATTATTTGCAGTTATCGCTTACACATACGGTGGATCAGGTGCAAATTTTAACGTACCAGATTTAAGAGACAGAACAATTTGTGGAGTTAGTTCAGCAAATTCTAAAGCTTTAGCACAAACAGTTGGTGCAAATACCGTATCGCCAACAGGAAACATTTCAGGCTCGACTGGAAGTACCACTTTAACAACAAATCAAATTCCATCTCACGCTCACAGTGGAGCGGCGGGAGGACAAGCTGGTGTTCAAAACTGGCCGATGGAACAAAACCCAATGATGGTCATGTCCTCTGGTAACGTTGGAAATACTGGTGGAGGTCAAAGTCATGATCATACATTATCAGCTAACTTTTCAGGTTCGGCAAACTCAGTTCTGCAACCAACTTTAGTATTAAACTATATTATTAAAACTTAAAGATAATTTATGCATTTAACAGTAATACCAATTGCAAAACAAATTTATTTAGAAACATCAGATACTCAATATCCAATGAGACGTTGTCATGTAATTGATAATGATGAAGAATTTTGGAATTCAATAGATCCAAGAATTATTGCAATTCAATATCATTCAGATGGATTAAAACAAATTGAATACAAAAATCCAAGAGAAGATGTTGTAATTACGGATGTGTCTACTGTTAAAAAATATGTTGATAGATTCAATTTAACAGAAGAAACTTACCAGTCCCAAATTGCTTGGGATAATAATAATGTTTTAATTACAGAAAATAATCCAAAAGCCCCTGATAATCCAGTAATAAGAAAAGAAACTCCATCTGAAAAAGTAACAAGAATTGGGGCAAGACCTTAATTTAAATTTTATAAAAGAAGTATTCTTTACATTTATCACATTCTTTACAAAAATTTGTATCTCCTTCGCAAGATCTTACAAAAGATTTTAATTCGTCTTCTAGATAATTAAAAGCTTCGTGTTTACTATAAAAATAAAAATTTTTATCTTTTATTAATGATGGGATTTTTAAATTTAATTTTATTTTTTCAATTTTAATTAAATTAAAAATATTTAATATTTTTTCTAAAGAATTATCAAAAAACCAATTGTTCACTTGTTTATGTCTTTGTATTGAAGATAAATCATTATATAGAAAATGACCAATCCAAACGTCATTTATTTTTTTATTAGAGTTTAATAAATAATAACTTGCAAAAAAAACAGCATGATGATCATTATGAAAATAAGGAAAATTATCTAGGTAACTGTTTTTAAAACCAAAATCAATTTGTCTAAAGTTGAAAGAACGATAATTTTTTTTAAAATATTTAATAATATTTTTTACTTTTTTATTTTGAATTGAAAATGTTTTTCTTTTGAAATGAGAATATCCAAATTTATTATAATTAATAAATAATACAGTTAAAGGATTTTTAAATTTTTCTAGTAAAATTTTTAATAAAACACAACTATCTAATCCACCAGAAAATAACAAAAGCTGTTCTTTCATTTAAATTGTTTTAAATGCTAATGTAACTCTAGGTATGTTTTTTTCTGTTGGAGATAGTCCTCTATGATACTTTTTAGCTTCAAAAACAATAAGTCTATTTTGTATAAAATTTATTTTTTTAATCACATTATTGTCTTTTATTTGAAATTGACCTGAATTTTTTTTTAAAGTTTTTGATGTCATTAAAATAATTGTTTTTAAACAATCATCTTGGTGCCATTCTCCATCCATACCTGTATGCTGAATGTTTAAATAACAACGAATAACTTGCTTTAAATTAAATTTTTTTTTAATTTTTTCTATTAAAAAACTAATTAAAGTATCTTGATTATTTAAAAGAGCACTGTAAAATTTATTGCCATTCTTAAAAGAACTGTGCCCATAATAATGAGGAGTTTTGAAAATAAAAAGTTCTTCTAAATAATGAATTAAATCTTCTTCTAGAAAATTATCAATTATTTTTATCATTTATAGCTTATCCAAGAAGTAACAATATATTTTTCTCCACTTAGTGGAGGATTGCCTCTATGCACATATGGAAATCCTGCTGGCCATATTACAATTCTGCCTTTTAAAGGTCTGACTCTTTGAGATTGGTACAAAAATTCAGTCTCACCTCCTTCTTCAACGGTATTTAAATATATAGAATATACAAGAACTCGTTTACACATATCTCTGTCATTTGAATGTTCTATATGCCAACTATGGTATCCTTGTGAAGGTAATGTTTTTTGAATTTTAACATGATCTGTTACAATATCCTCAGCGGTAAATTTTTTTACGTTTGTCTCTGTGTAGTAATGTCTTAAAGCAAGATCAAAATTTACCATTAATGATTTTAATTTATTAATATTAAATTCTTGGTCGGTGATAATTTCAGGAGAGACAAATAAATGTGTGTCGTTTTTTCTTTCTTGAGTTACACCTTCGGATGTAAATCTTGAAAATATTTTATTAAATTCTTGATATTTTTTAAATAATTCTACGGCTTGATCGCATGCTTCATTTGGAATATATCCATCATAAACACCTATAAAATCTTTAATACTATTTTTTCTTTCTTGCATTTTAATCACCTACTACATAATTAATAGATATTCTCCAATAAGGAATTTTTTTGTTTGGCCCTACTCCATTATGTCTTAAATTTGATTTAAATATTAAAAATTTACCTGGTTCAAAATTAATTTTTTCACTTTCAATCGTAAGTTCTCCTCCCCAATTTTGTGCCCAAACTGGAGTTAAAAATCCAACTATTGTGTAGGTGTTAGGTTCTTGAGTATCACAATGAAATTCTGTGTACGATAAGTCATTTTTTGCCCCTAAATGAATTCTTTTAATTTTTGAAGGAAGATTAAAGTTGTATTTTTTTTCAAAATCAAAATTTATTTTTTCAAATAAAGATACAAAATAACCTGACCAATATGGGTTGTACACAGTGGAGCCGTCTTGAATAGAAAATCCTGGAAAAGTTCCAAAATCTCCTCCGGTTGAGGTTCTATTTAAAGTCCAAACATTACTTTCAATTAAACCTTTATAAAGAGTAAATAAATCTTTACTTCTTATTATATTGTCTAATAAAAATAAATTTTTATTATTTTCTATCATTCTTAAAATCTTGAATAACTTTGTTAATTTTCCAATCTGGTTTTTCTATAAAATTAACGACTAAACAATATCTTGTTCCAGAATCTTTTTCTATTTTTTTAACTCCATGCCAAATTAAAGGAGGAAAAATATAATAAGAACCTATTTTCGGAACTATTGTAATTTTTAATTCAGGTAAAATTAAAGGATCTCCATCTGATAAATAAAGTATGCAATGATGGTGAATGTGGTGATGAAATCTTACTTCATCGCCTTTTTTAATTTCGTTACCCCAAGTTTCAAATCCAATTTGTTTATCATACCAATTTGATTTATTAAAAAATGAATTGGTATTTTTATGTTTTGAAACTAAATAGTCTACAAATCTTAGGAATTCTTTATTTTCGTTAAAAAAATTCCACGGTGTTTTACCTCCGTAAACATTTGTTAGTTCTGTTTTATCGATATTTTGAGAAATTAAAGTTTTTAAATTTATCATATCCACGATATTGTCGTAAACTCCATGAGAAATTATGACTGATCTAGGATAAACAACATGCATTGTATGTGCATAATTTTCATCTTCTTTTATTGGATCTAATGCTATCATTTTATAAAATTTTGTATTGTAATTCTTGGCATATAATTTACTAGTACAGGGTTTACTTTATGTTGTAAAGGTGTTTTTATAATCACTAAAGAATTACCTACCACAGGAATGTATCCATTTTGTCCGTTATATGTAAACATAAATTCACCTCCCCAATTTTTATTCCATCTTTTATTTAAATAATAAGTAACACCATATTCTACATGGTCGTCTTTATGCCAATTAATGCCTGAATTTTTGCACATCATATGAATTAAAAAATTTAAACTTTCATTAAAATTTTTTATTTTTATAAATGACTGATGTAATAATAATGTTTTGTAAAATTTAAAATAATTTTCACTTATTAAAACACTTTTAGGAGTTTCTAAATTATTTAATAAATTTTTTGGCCATAATTTTGATGCATCTTCTAAATATTTAAGTTTTTTTACTTCTTTAAATATTTCATTATGTAATCTTTTATACTCGTGATTTGGTAGAAAATTTTGTATGTAAAATAATTTATCCTCTAAATTATATATTAGTTTCATACATTTTATTTTTTAAATAAACCAGGTTACGATTGAGTATCTTGTTCCACTTATTATAGGTAGAACAGAATGAGGATATAAAAAATTAGAAGGAAACATAATTGCAGATCCTTTTTTTAAAGGATATATAATTTTATTATCAAAAAAACTAAATTCTCCTCCTTTAAAATCATTATTTAAAATAAATGAACATGAGATTGTTCTAAGTGTGTTTGTAAATGAATCAACATGTTGAGTATAAAATCCACCTTTTTCATATTTTAATAATTGATAACCACTATCTTTAGAAATATGCGCTTGTTTAAATTTTTCATTATATATTTTAATTGCTTTTTTTGTAGATTGAAAAACTTTATCATCTAATATTTTTCTTTCATTTTTATTTTTTTCAATGATTTCATTTAAAGATATACCTATAAAGGTACAGTTTCTAATTTCTTTATTTAATTTTTCATTATCAAGTAAACTATTTGCCCATTCATTAGAATTTTTATATTCTTTTAATATATCGTCACATAAATTTTCAGGTATGATATCTTCTAATACAAGTATATATTCTTTAAGTTCATTCATAAATTCTGCGTTGTATAATAGCAAAAAGACTTAAGTAGAGCAATTTAATAATGGCTTTAAATAGTGTATATTGTTTGTATGCCTTTAAAAAAAATACCAGTAGCCCCAGGCTTTGATAAACAAGATACAGCATCTCAAGCAGAAGGTCGCTGGATAGATGGAGATAATGTACGTTTTCGTTACGGCAACCCTCAAAAAATAGGAGGTTGGGAACAGATACTATCGGATACGTTAGTTGGAGCCGCTAGGAACCAGTTGATATGGGCAGATTTAGATGGCAATAGATATGCTGCAATTGGTACTAATAAAATATTAGCTATTTACTTTGAAGGTGCGTTTTACGACATTACACCATTGGATACACCATTAACTTCTTGTACATTTAATACAACCACAGGGTCAGCAACTGTTACAGTTAATAAAGCCGGACATGGTTTAGCTATTGGAGATATAGTCATATTTAGTTCAGTAACACCACCCACAGGATTTTCAGCAGTTAGTTTTACGAATGCCTTTGAAGTAAAGACAACACCCACATCTGGAACATTTACAATTACAATGCCTACTCTTTCATCTGCTACAGCATCAACTTCTGGGTCTGCAACGTGCAATCCTTATTATGATTTTGGTCCGTTTGGTCAAACTTATGGTTATGGTTGGGGAACTTTTAACTGGAGCGGATTTAGTTCAACAGTTACTCAAACTGCAATTAATGCTATGGGGGGAATAAATAATTCAACTGCAACAATTACAGTTGATTCAACAACAGGTTTTCCTGCATCAGGAACTATTTTAATAGATTCAGAATTAATTACTTATGCTAGTAAAAGTGCAACTCAATTCTTAACTTGCGGTAGAGGAGCAGAAGGAACAACAGCTGCAGCTCACGCAGATAATGCAATCGTTTATGATGCATCAACTTTTGTTGGTTGGGGTGAAGCATCGCAAGTTCAAACTGCTATAAGATTAGATCCTGCTAACTGGTCTTTAGATAACTTTGGTCAAATATTAATCGCAACAATGCACAATGGTCCTACATTTACTTGGGATCCATCATCTTCGAATGCACTGCAAACAAGAGCAGTTATAAATGCTACTATGCCTCAGACCTCTGTTATGACTATAGTATCAGATAGAGATAGACACTTAATACATCTAGGAACTACAGTATCATTACCTGGTGGTGCTCAAGATAAAATGCTTATTAGATTTTCAGATCAAGAAGATTTTAACACTTATGCTCCAACATCAACAAATACAGCGGGTACATTCAGATTAGACGCTGGTACTAAAATAGTAGGAGCTGTTAGAGCAAAAGATTATATTCTTATTCTTACAGATGATGCTGCATATTCAATGCAATTTGTAGGTCCTCCTTTTACTTTTAGTATTAGAAAGGTTGGGTCTAATTGTGGTTGTTTAGGTCAGCATGCAATGATCTATGCAAATGGATTAGTGTTTTGGATGGGTGATTCCGGAGGGTTCTTCGCATTTGACGGTACGGTTTTAACAGTTCCTAGTTTAGTCGAAGATTTTGTATTTACAACAAACGGCGATAACTTAGGTATAAATTATGATCAAGATGAAACAGTTTTTGCAGGTCATAATAGTTTATTTCAAGAAATAACATGGTTCTATACTAAAGCTAATTCAACAACATTAGATAGAATGGTCACTTATAATTATGGTGATAAAGTTTGGACAACAGGGTCACTTGCTAGAACAACTTGGGCAGATGCTTCTGTTTATGACAAACCTTACGCCACAGAGTACGACGCAGCAATCACACCAACATTTCCTATTGTCAACGGAGTAAGTTTAGGAGCTTCTACATTCTATGAACATGAAACGGGTGTAAATGAATTAAGTTCTGCAGGTGTTGCAACAGCCATACCAGCATTTATTAGATCAGGTGATTTTGATTTAGACTTAGATGGAGACGGGGAATACTTCTTAAAGGTAAATAGATTCATACCTGACTTTAAAAACCTTGAAGGGAATTGTAAAATAACTTTGTTTTTAAGAAATTATCCAGCGGACACTACAACTGCAAAAGGTCAAACAACAATTGGCCCATTCACTGTTAATTCAGATACGGATAAAGTCGATACGCGCGGGCGCGCGAGATTAGCAAGTATAAAAATAGAAAACGATGGTTTAAATGAAAACTGGAGATATGGAATATTTAGAGTAGACATACAGCCAGACGGGAGAAGATAATGGCTAAAATAGATTTTTACATACCAGAGCCGGCACCGCAATATTCAACTGATAATCAAAGACAAATAATACAAGCATTAGATACTTTAAAATCACAGTTAAATACTTCTTATAGTGAAGAGGTATTAGAAGATTTTCAAACCTTTGCTTGGTTTTTAATAGGAACAGGAAGAAAAATTAATGTAGTACCTGTTAATAATTTTACAGCATCAATTACAGGAATGCAACTTGCACTAGCTGTTGCATCTGTTACAGTAGTAACCACATGACTATAGTTTACAAAGTAAAAGGATATAACTTAACAACTTCAACACTTACAACAGTGTTAACAATTGATGCCTCATCAAGAGCAATAGTTAAAGAAATAACTATTGCAAACGATACTAATTTAACAAGTGAAATTGATTATTTTATTTATGATAGTTCTGAAGCTACAGCTTATAAATTTTACCATACTGCAGTATCCGGAGACTTTACAGACAATGCAGTTAATAATACATTAATTTTAGAAGAAGGAGATAGCCTTAAATTTCAAGCAGATACTGCTAACGCTATTTCTGGACAAATATCTTATGCTCTGATAAATAGATCTCAACAAAATGGCTAGAAAAGTACAATCAGGTCATGGGACCTTTATTAAGCATACTAACAAAAAGAGACCAGGAAGGCATAGTAAAAGACCAAACAAAAGAAATAGAAAAAAACCATACAACGGACAAGGGAGAAAACAATGAGTGATGAAATAGTACTGACGGATCAACACATAAAAGAATATAGGATTATAGATGGTAAAGAAGTACCAGTTATAAAATGTCCTACAAAAATTACTTACAGAAATAAAGTAACTGGCGAGGTTTATGAATCGGCTGCTGAAGCAAATGCTGATGTAGCAAATCCAAGTACACCAACAAAACAAGAAGATATTGCACAAGACGTTGCGATAACTGTTGCACATTTATCATTATTTGGTAAGACTAAGTAATGGAACCAAGAGGCGGCACCGAACTTCAATTTGAGTTTTTAAGAAAATACGTTGATAAAAAACTATTAGATCAAGTACAAATCTGTACTTCTGTTCCTGGTAAAGTGCCTCTTCACGATACAAAATTAAATATTCTTTGGCAAAAGAATTCATACGATCAACCAAATTTAGCGCCTTGGTTCAAAGACAAATCTAATCATAATAAATATGATTGGTATGTATTTAATTCACATTGGAATTATGAAAAGTTTAGAATG